TAAACCAGAAGTAGGTGCTTCTAGTGACAGTTGGGGTACTAAGCTAAATACAGACTTAGACTCAATTGATGCTTTGTTTGATAGTGGTCCAGTACTGAAGATTGCTAAAGGCGGTACTGGTGCTAACTCTGCTGCAAACGCTCGGACATCATTGGCGGTGCCAGGTACTGCAGTAGATAACACCTATACTGGTAAACAGACATTTACTGGTTCAACAACTGCTGTTGGCACAAAGTTTGTCAATGCTTTAGAAAAGATTACTGTTTCAGCAACTGCTGCTACTGGAACAATTACTTACTATGCGACAACTCAATCTGTTTTGTATTACACAAGCAATGCTTCTGCTAATTGGACAATCAATATTACAGGTGCAAGTACACCAGTAACTTTAGATACATTGATGGCAACAGGAGAGTCACTTACTGTTGTTCACATGGTTACAAATGGCAGTACAGCGTACTACAACAATGTAATTCAAATTGATGGGACTACAACAGGCGTAACAACAAAAACACTTGGTGGTGTTGCGATTGGTAGTGGTTCTGTAAATTCTATTGATGCTTATACTTATACAGTTGTAAAAACTGGTTCTGCAACATTTACAGTATTTGTATCTAAATCAATCTACGCTTAATATCATGCCAATATTAACAACTTTTGCATCATCATCAACAAGAGCTTTTGGCGTAGGTCTTGGTGGTGGACCTGCAGGACAACAAGCATATACATCCCCAGGAACATATTCTTGGACTGCACCTGATGGTGTTTATTCTGTATGTGTTGTCTGCGTTGGATCTGGTGCTTCTGCTGGTGGTGGTGGTGGCGGTCTAGGATATAAGAATAATTATTCAGTTACCCCAGGAAGCAGCTATACAGTTGTTGTTGGTGGAGGTGATAGTTATTTTGTAAGTACCTCTGTTGTCAAAGGTGGTGGTGGTAAAGATTCAAGCAATGGATATGATGGCGGCACTTATGTAGGTGATGGCGGTGGTAATGGTGGAGAAGGTTCATTTGGCGAAGGCGGTGGATCATACTTTGGCGGTGGTGGTGGAGCTGGCGGTTACTCGGGTAATGGTGGACGAGGAGGCGGTCAAAGTGGAGACTCTACCGCAGGATCTGGTGGTGGCGCTGGAGGTGGAAAACGAGTTGTGCTTACAACTGGTGGAGATGGAAATAGCGGTGGTGGTGTAGGAATTCTTGGAGAAGGTGCAAGTGGTTCATCTAGCGGTGGCGGTGGATCTGGTGGCGCTTCTGGTACAGGTGGTAGTGGTGGATATGGTAGTGTAGGTGGAGCTTATGGCGGTGGTGGTGGAGTTGGTGACCTATATAACGGCAATGGTGGCTCTGGTGCTGTAAGGATCATTTGGGGATTAGGAAGAGCTTTCCCATCAACTAATACTGGTAACGTATAAATGGCTAATTTTGGACAGCAATTACAAACTCCTCCAATTCCGAAGCTTGCTTCATCTGGAGACTTGTACTCATCTGTTCTTCAAAATCAAAATAATAGTTTTTTAAATATATTTTTTATTAAATTAGTCAATGTAATTAATTCAGCATTTGGAATTAGGGGTGGCAAGTACATCAATACACCTTATGGTGCTTTTCAAGATAGTACAGATCAAACAGCCGCTAATACCACTACTGCTTATGCAATAACATACAACACCACCGACTTCTCAAATGGGGTCACATTGTCTAACAGTTCAAGATTGAATGTTGCTGAAAGTGGAATTTGGAATTGTCAGTTTTCTATTCAATTTAAAAATACAACCAATGACACACAAGATGTAGATGTTTGGTTCAGAAAAAATGGAACAAATATTGATAATTCAAATAGTAGATTTGGTTTGCCAGCAAGAAAGTCATCAGGCGATCCAAGCCATACTATTGCTGCAATGAACTTTTTTACTAGCTTGAATGCAAATGACTATATTGAGATAATGTGGAGAACTAGTGATACAGGCGTGTCTATAGAGCAATATGCTACAAGCACAAGCCCAACAAGACCTGCAGTACCATCAGTTATTGTCACAATGAGTTTTGTGTCTAATCTCTCTATATAAAGACGTATAACATGGCTTACATTCCTCTTCAAATTCCACCAGGCGTGTACAAGAATGGTACTGATTACCAATCTAAAGGACGTTGGAACTATTCAAACCTAGTTCGTTGGTTTGAGGGAACAATTCGCCCTGTTGGTGGATGGCGTAAGCGCACAGAAACACAGTTAACTGGATATGCTAGGGGGTTAATAAATTGGCGAGACAACAGTAACAATAGGCGTGTTGCTATTGGCACTCATTCAAAACTATATCATTTGAGTGAATCAAATACCCTGACAGACATTACTCCAACAGACTTGGTTTCAGGTGATGCTAGTGCTGTCTTAAAGATTGGTTATGGTTATAGCACTTATGGAAGCTTTGCTTATGGTGTACCTAGACCTGATATTGGCTCTTATTCTCCTGCTACAACATGGAGCTTGGACACATGGGGAGAGTATTTGGTTGGTTGCTCAACAAAAGATGGACGGCTTCTGGAGTGGCAATTAAACACTTCTAATGATGCTGCCGCCATTACAAATGCTCCAACAAGTTGTACTGGTTTAGTCGTTACTCAAGAACGATTCTTATTTGCATTAGGTGCAGGTGGAAATCCTCGTAAAGTTCAATGGTGTGACCAAGAAAATAATACTGTTTGGACTGCTGCTGCAACCAACCAAGCAGGTGACTTTGAGCTAACAACAATTGGCTCTTTGATGTGTGGAAAACGTATTCGTGGATCTACCATATTGTTTACAGATGTTGATGTACATACTGCAACATATATTGGCCCACCATACGTTTACAGTTTTGAGCGTATTGGCTCATCTTGTGGAGTTATTTCCAAGCAAGCAGTAGCGGCTACAGACAATTCATGTATTTGGATGTCTCAGTCTGGATTCTGGATCTTTGATGGTTTTGTAAAGCCATTGCCATCAGATGTTGGCGATTATGTATTTACCAATCTAAATACAACCCAAGCTTCTAAAGTCTATGCGGTGCATATTTCTGCTTATGGCGAGATTTGGTGGTTTTATCCTAGTGCTGCAAGCAATGAGGTAGATTCGTATGTAAGCTACAACTATCGTGAAAACCATTGGGCTTTGGGCACTTTGGCTCGTACTTGTGGCACAGATCGAGGAATTTTCAGTAATCCATTGATGGTTTCTGCTGACAGTTATATTTATGAGCATGAAGTTGGAAATGCTTACGATTCTCAAACTATATTTGCAGAGTCAGGACCAGTTGAATTAGGTGCTGGAGACAGAGTTTTAAGCCTTAATGGGCTAATTCCTGATGAAAAGACATTAGGTGATGTACAGGCTAAATTTAGCACCAAGTTTTACCCAACTGGTACTCAATATAACTATGGTCCTTATACGATGGCAAATCCGACATCTTTGAGGATTACTGGCAGACAGTTGGCTGTACGAATTGAAGGCGTTACGACTACTGACTGGCGTTTAGGAACAATCAGATTTGATGGAAAGCCTGGCAGTTTGCGATGATTGACTACGAAAAGTACAAAGTTAATGGTGAATTGCCATTATGGGCAGTACTTTTCCAAAAAGTAGAAAAAATACTTGAACCTGCTTTAGAATACGATAACACTCATAATATGCAGGACGTAGCCGACTGTATTGACAGTTGTACGATGCAATTATGGCCTGGTGCTAACAGCGCAGTAGTCACTCAGGTACAAAACTTTCCTAGGATGAAGGTTTTGCATATATTTTTGGCGGGTGGTAATCTGGAAGAACTAGAGACACTAACCCCCCATATTCAGAAGTTCGCTGAAGACATGGGATGCCGCAAGATCACCTTAACAGGTCGAAGAGGCTGGTCAAGAACTTTTGTATCTAAATTTAACATGAAGCCAACACATTATTGGCTTTCTACGGAGGTGTAATTATGTCTGGTGGCTCAAGTCAACAATCATCGCAACTTGATCCTGCAATGCGTGATGCGTTCTTAAAGAACGTAGAAAGCGCCCAAGGAGTTGCTGGCAATCTAAAAGCCAGAGAGTTTGCAGGTTTTAATCAAGACCAACTGACTGGCGCTCAAATCTTTCGTAACTTTGCTGATCCTAACAGCGAAGTGTTTACTGGTATGCGTTCAGCATTTGATGTTGCTGGTAGAGTCGCTAACTACAACCCTCAGAATGTTAGTTATACCGCTTATGGTGGCGCTACTGTAGCACCTGCTGCTCTAGCTGCACAACAAGGTTATTCTGCCGTAACTGGTACTGGTGCTAGTGCAGGTCCAGCTCAACAAGCGGCTTCACAAGGGTTTGATGCTGCACAAGCAGGTCCTGCCGCACAAGCTCAAGGTTTGGGATATACGGCTCGTGAGTTCGCAGGTGTAACTGCAGGTCCTGCAGAACGTGCTGCTGCTGCGCAACTTGCTCGTTCATCAATTCGTGATGTAGGCGCTCAAGGTGTTACAGGTGCAGGTGTTACATCTGAAGCATTAGGTCAAATTGCTCCAGAAGCCAGAGCAAATATTCGTGATGTTGCTGCAGGTTCATTCTTAAATCAGAATATTCAGCAGTACATGAATCCATACACTCAGGCTGTTACTGAGCAAAGCTTAAAAGATCTAGAGCGTTCACGACAATTGCAACAACAACAGACTGCTGCACAAGCGACTGCTGCAAAATCTTTTGGTGGATCTCGTCAAGGTGTTGCTGAAGCAGAAACAAATCGAGCATTTAGTGAGAATGCTGCTCGTTTAGCTGCTCAACAGAATGCCGCTGCTTATGCTGCTGCCCAACAAGCTTCTGAGGCTGATTTGGCTCGTCAGATGCAAGCGCAACAACTTAACCAAGCTCAAGACTTGGCTACTACTCAACAGTCATTGCAACTTGCAGGACAGTTTGGCTTGGCAAATCAAGATGCGGCTTTGAGAGCTGCTTTAGCTAATCAAGGTGTTGACTTATCTACTGGTCAACTCAATACACAGAATGCACAACAAGTTGCATTGGCTAACCAAGCTGCTGCTAACCAGATGGCTCAATATAACGCTAGTAACTTGCAACAGGCTGGTTTAGCTTCTCAGGCTGCCGTTAATCAAGCCATGCAGTTTGGTGCTGGCGCTCAGAATCAAGCCGCACTTCAAAATGCTGCAGCTCAGAATGCCCTTGCTCAGTTCAATGCAGGTAATCTGCAACAAGCTAACCAGTTTGGATCTGCTGCTGCCAACCAAGCGGCTTTGCAGAATGCTGCCGCACAAAACCAAATGGCTCAATACAATGCTGGAAATCAGCAAGCTATGTCATTGGCTAACCTTGCTGCACAGAATCAAGCAGGTCAGTTTGGTGCTTCTGCATTTAACCAAGCAGGTTTGGCTAACCAAGCTGCATTGAATGCGGCTGCTGCTCAACAAGCAAATTTGACTCAGCAAGCAGGTTTGACAAATGCTCAGAACTTCTTGCAAGCAAACTTAGCTAACCAACAAGCAGGTTTG